TGACTTCAGAGATCCAATCTTGTTGCCTTACGATTCATTCCATTACAGAAATGTACTTCCTGGTGGAACAATGTCTGGTGAGTTCGTTAAGTATCCTAAAGAAACTGCTACCACTGGTGGAGCAAACACTTGGGCTTATGGAGACGGTTCTAAGCCTGAGATTGAGCCTAAGATGACTACCTACCAGGCTGATGCCGAGTGGATTGCAGGTCTTATCAAAGGAGTTCCAATTTCTATGATTGAAGATTTGGCTTGGATGACTGCTTTCTTGCAGAACAAAGGTCGTGCTGAATTGTTGAAGAAGGAAGATACCTTTATCCAAGGTTTGCTTCTTGATGCTGCTAACTCTGAGAACTACAACGGTTCTAAGACTGTAAGCATCGAAATCTTGATTGATGCTGCTTTGCGTCAGTTGAAGAACAACCTACACACTCCAACTGGAATTGTGTTGAGCAACCAAGATTATGTAAACATCTTGTTGGGTAAGGCTGCTGGTTCTGGTGAGTATGACTTCCCAGGTGTTGTGACTGTTAATCCTTTGACTGGTCAACTTAATGTTGTTGGTATCCCTGTATTCTCTAACTCTTACCTTTCTCAAGGAACTGGTATCGTTGGTGATTGGAACCAAGCTCAGTTGTTGACTCGCCAGGCTCCAAGAATTAGATTCTTCGATCAGAACTCTGATGATGCTGAGAAGAACGTAATCTTGGTTCGTGTTGAGGAGAGAGTTGCACTTCCAGTGTTCTATGACAATGCGTTCATTAAGGTAACTTTGGCTTCCTAATTAGAAGTCAATAGTTTAGAATAAGAGCCTTGGATATTTTCCAAGGCTTTTTTATTATCTTTGAGTCATGGCAGGATATGAATACAACGAAGATATGCTTGGCGATATACTGCCAGTATATGAATACTTAGGTGCAACAGGACTTCAAGTTACCTTTACAAGTGAGGCAAGCTATGTTGAGCCTTACAATGTAGAGGACTTTAAGGACTACGCTAGAATTGACTTTGATACTGATGATAACTTGATTGCATTGTTTTTAAAGTCAGCTAGACAGAACATCGAGCAGTATATGCAGAAGTCTTTGGGTGTACGGACAATCAACTTGATTGCCTTGCACTTGCCTAAGAACTACAAGTTGCCTTATGGGCCTATTACTTCAATTAGCACAGCAGGATATACTTTATTTGGCGATTTGCTAAAAGAAGGCGGTAAAGACATCAACATTACTTATGTTACCAACGCAAGTTTGGTGAATGATGCAATTAAGCAAGCAATCTATCGTCAAGCCTACCATTACTATGAATACAGAGAGGCTAATTCTAAGCCTGATTTGTTGAGTGAGGTTAAGTTGTTAGTAAATCCATACAGAAGAATAGTATTCCCATGATGCGTGAAAAAGTGGTATTTAAAAGGTCTGTCCAGACTCAAGACCCTGTTACTGGTCAGCTAATAAATACCGTATCTACTTACTACGAACCAAAGGGAGCTAGTGTTAAGGAAATTACACCTAGCGTTGATACTGTTGTACAGAAGCAAGAGTTAAGTACATTGATTGAGGTTGTGATTCGTTACAATCCTTCTGTTGCCATTCAGAATGGAGATCAGATTGACTGGAGAGGGTATTACTTTACTGCTCTTGCACCAAAGGTTGACTCATTGAGAAGATATATTACTATCAGAGCATTTGCTGCAATGGAAACGACTAATAGAAATGGCAGTCCAAGTTAAGGTTAATGGTATTGATACTTTAATTAAGAATATTGACAAGTACTCAGAAGATGTACAGGTAGGTATTCTTATGGAAATTAAATCTTGGGCAGATAGAACTAAAACAGCTGCCGTAAATAAAGTTCCTGTTAAAACAGGAGACTTAAAAGGCACAATTAGAACTAGCGTTTCTAATAATGGATTAACATGGTCAGTTCTTGCTGGAGGTATAAATGGAGTAAACTACGCTCCTTATGTTGAGTTTGGAACTGGTACTGGAGTTGATCAGGCATTTTTAACTGAATATGGATTAGTAGAATACGCTGATGATTTTAGAGGGAGAGAACCAGCTAAATATCCAATACCTGCTAATAGCTATTTATACCGAAACGCAAGGTTGGAGTTTGAGAAAACTTTAGCTAATATTAAGAAACTTCTACAAACACAATGAAACAATTAAAGGATTGGGCACAGATTTTTGCTTTGTCATTTCTGTGCCTTTCAATTTGCTCAGGCATCCTAGAGTTTGCCCTATGGTGCAATAAGCCGTTTGCTTATCTTTTATCCGTATCTTTCTGCTTCTTAGTTATCTGGGGAGGAGTAGAAATATATGAGCGTTCTAAATGAACTACACGGACAAAATATATCTTTCAAGACATTCTTATTTTGAGAAACGATTTGCTAGGCTAATAAACCGAGCATTGGATGAGCAGTACGATGAAATGGCTCGTTTATTTGAGTCAGGACAAGACATCGGGTCTGTGAATGGTCAAGGTATATCCATGGTCTATCAAGCCATGTATCAGCTTATAATGGAGGATGAGGGGACATTAACTTGGAACGAGTTCGTCAAGCCAATTACCAACCAAGAAATACAGACAAAAGACATCTTTGATGAGGTAGCAAGTACTCTAGCACCACAGAATGTTAATGAGATGACATCGTTTTGGAGAAAGCTAATGGATGGCTTTCTTAGCACATACATTGGCTTTAGAATTGCAGAAGTACTATCGACAGGAGTTAAGCGAGTAAATGAGTTAATTGGCAAGAGCAGAGCCGATGGATTAAGCAATCAGCAGATAGCTGACTTGATTAGGCAAACAGAACTGGAGCTACGATCCAACACAATAGCAAGAACTGAAGTTACCAATGCGATGAGTAAAGCACAACTTCTTGCATTAGAAAGCTCAGGATTGAATTGGCAGAAGGCATGGAAAGCAATTCGTGACGATAGGACTAGAGATGCTCACCTGTTTACCGACCCTAAGTTCTTTATTCCAATCAAGGACAACTTTATTATCAATGGTCAGCAGTTGGCATATCCTGGTGATTCAACACAAGGAGCTTCTATGAGTAATACGATTAATTGCAGATGTAGATTAGCGTTTAAGCAGCAGGGTGCTAGGTTTGGATTTACAAATCGTTAAAAAACCTTATCTTTGACTATGGATTTATCAAAAGCATTAAAAGCTGGTTATTTTCAAGCACTATACCCAGAGATAGGTGTACCTATCTACGATGCGTTTTCTATCCCTGAGATGGCAGGATATCCCTATGTAATTATCTCTAGCATTACCACTTCTGAGATTACGAATACTACTTGCAAGAAGTTCAATGCAGATGTTACCTTGGATATTGTAACAGGCTTTACTAGACCTACTGGTATGGATCAGGCATTTGACATCGCTCAGGATATTGAAGATATTATAAATCCTATGAGTAATGCTGACATTAACATTAACGCTTACGGATGGGAGATTGGAACTACCAACCTAGCAAGTTCTGATAGCGTTCAGTTAAGAACAGGTGAGTATTGGATTTACAGAAATGTTAGGACATATTCTCACATAGTTGTACCATTTTGATTATAAAAAAAAATCTGATACCTTTGAAATAATAAAATAAAAAGACTATGGCTAACGAATTATTTAGTAAAGATATTGGTGTTTACATTGACATTTCTGCAACTTCAACACCATCTTGGAAATTGGCGGTTTGTACCTCATCAAAATCTTTGTCTATTTCCGTAGGCTCTACCGAAATCAACAACGATTGTACTGGTGACTTCGTAAGAAACCTTCCTTCTACTGCTTCTTGGACAATGAGCTTCGAGGGTGATGTTAATACCAACCCAGGTGTTAATGAAGTTTCTGCTGAAGACATCTTTGGATACACTATTGCGAGAGCAACAAGAAAGTTTAAGTTTGAATCGCTAGATGCTTCTTACATCAGATATGGTGAAGGGTTCATCTCTCAGTTTGACGAAACTGCAACTGCTCCTGAATATCAGACATACTCTGTAACCATCACAGGTTCTGGCCCAATTGATGACGCAGTAACA